AAGTGGATTATCTAATATCTTAGACGTATTAGCATATAATTCACATATTAACGGCCTTACTGCAAACTTAGCGGTTAATGAATCATTCTTAAATTCTGCACAATTAAGATCGTCAGTTGTATCACACGCTGAAAATTTAGGTTATTATCCTAGATCTAAAACGGCCTCTTCAGCAACAGTTACAGTTACTTCGGCTACTTCAGATACTAGTACTTTAACTTCAACATTGCCGGCTTATACTACTTTTACATCTTCACTTGATTCAATTACATATACATTTATGACTACAGAAGATTATATAGGATCAAATGATGGTTCGGGTAATTTTAGTTATAAAACTTCTGCTGGAAGTGCTAATCTTACTATTAAAGAAGGTGTTCTTAAAACAAAAACATTTATAGTAGGTGAAGTTTCAGACGAACAAATATATGTTATTCCAGATGAAAATATAGACACATCAACAATAACAGTAAAAGTTTATGATACAACTTCTTCTTCTACATTTTCTTCTTATACCGATATTAAGTCGGCAGTGAGAATTGATACCACTTCTAGAGTTTTTATAGTAAGAGAAGTTCCTAATGGATATTACGAACTAACATTTGGGGAAGGAAATGTTTTAGGTTTAGCGCCTGAAGCAGGAAATAAAATTGAAGTTAAATATTTACAAGTAAAAGGAGAAACTCCTAATGGAGCATCTTCATTTACACCAACTGGCCAAATTACTATTGGAGCATCTAGCTATACTCCGACTGTAACAAAAATTGCTAATTCTGCAGGAGGATCAGATAAAGAAACAATATCTTCTATTAAATTAAACGCTCCTGCTGCATTTTCTGCACAACAAAGAATGGTTACTGCTGAAGATTATAAAGCAATTATCAATAAACATTATTCATCAGTTTTAGACGATGTAAACGCATGGGGTGGTAATGATAATGTTCCGGCTAATTATGGAAATGTTTATGTAAGTTTAAAATTTAAAGATAATGTTACAACAGATTCTCAGACTGAAACTAAAGCAGCTATTAAATCTCAACTTAGTGAAAATCTAGCAGTTATGTCTATTGATACTATATTTTCAGATCCTATAGACACTTACGTAGAAACTACAACTGCTTTTAATTTTGATCCTGATTTAACAGGTGATACTGCTGAAACTACACAAAATACAGTTCAAAACAAAATTGCAGATCACTTTACGGCAAACTTAAATGGATTTGGTAAAGTATTTAGACGATCTTCATTAGTTACTGAACTAGATGGAATTACAATTGCTATATTAAATACAACAATAACAATAAAATTGCAAAGAAGATTTTCTCCAACTGTTGGAACTGCTACTGATTATGAAATAGACTTTCCAGTAAAATTAGCTGAACCAGATGACTCAGACTATATTATAACTTCTTCTAATTTTACATTCAATGGTGAATCATGTTCTTTAAAAAATAAATTAGATTCTACAGTTATTCAGATTGTTAATTCTACAGGTACTATAGTAGATGATAATATAGGATCTTATAAGACAAATACTGGCACCATAAGTTTAGTAGAATTTAATCCAACTGCTATTGAAGGAGATTCGATTAAGATTTCTTCAACTCCGACAGATCAAAGTACCGTAAGACCTTTAAGAAATCATATATTAAAATTTGATACTGACTTATCACGAGCAGTAGCAACATTAGATTATCAAAACACACCTACTGTTATTAGTTAATTATGGCACATAGTTTAGCAGATCTAAATAGAAGGAAAATTACTCTTAAGACTTCAAAAGTCGGAGAAGTAGTTCCTGAATATTTTCAAGAAGAATATCCTAAATTTATAACTTTATTAGAAAAGTATCACGACTATTTAGATAGCGATCAAGCTCAAGGTTTTGGCCAAAGAATAAAAGAATTAATTTATGCAAGAGATGCCGCTCAGACTGATACAAATAATCTAGATGAATTAGTAAAAGAAATAGGAAACGGATTACAAGCTTCTTCTTTCTTTAAACAACCTAGATTAATGACTAGACTTCTTGGTGAATTTTATAGATCAAAAGGATCTATAAATTCGGCTGAAGGATTCTTTAGAGGATTCTTTAATCAAGAAGCAGAAATATCATATCCAAAGGATAAACTCTTTATTGTAGGACAATCAGATATTGGATATGAATCTCAAAAATTTATTCAAAACAACGAAATATATCAAATCTTTTCTGTTCTTGTTAGAACTGGATTGTCGACAACAGATTATGAAAATTTATATAAAAAGTTTGTACATCCAGCCGGCTTTCATTTTGCAGGAGAAGTATTAACTACAGAAGAAACTACTTTATCTCCAACTGCATTAGGACTAAATCCATTAGAATCTGATACACCTGAATATATTCTTGCAAGTGCGGCATCTTTAATTCCTTCTGCACCTTTTTCAGATATTACAGGTATTTTAGATTCTACATCAAACGTCGGTATTAGAATAAGACTTGATCAACCAATATCAGATTTTACTAGTGATTCTAGTACACCAACAAGTTTAGCTAACTTTTATACATCTATTAAAGAATGGATTCAGGTTAATTCATTCACATTTGATGATAGCGCGGAGCCAGGTCCAGATATGTCAATGACTTTTGAAACTATGGATAATGTAATTTTTACTAAGTATAAGAGTGACTCCGCTAATTAAATTATATAAATAACATAAACAAAACGAGCAATATAATATGACTAGACAAAATATTTCAACAGGAAGTTCAGCTAATGATGGAACAGGTGATACACTTCGTTCTGCCGCAACGAAAATAAATTCCAACTTTACTGAGATATACGATTTCTTAGGAACTCCTGGAGATAGTTCATCATTAGCTTCAAGTGTAAGATTTGAAGATAGTGCAGTTTTATTTGAAGGCTTAACTGCCGATGCAAACGAAACGAGACTGTATGTAGAAAATCCTTCTGCAGATAGAAGTGTTATTATACCAAATGCTAGTGGTACTATAGTATTAGATACCCATACACAGACTTTAACTAATAAAACACTTACTTCTCCGACTATAAATACACCTAAAGTTGGAACATCAATTAATGATACTAATGGTAATGAATTAATTAAATTTGCAGTTACTACTGGTGCTCATAACGAAATAACTGTGACAAACGGAATATTAAATACTTCTCCTAAAGTTTCAGCAACTGGTGATTCAACTAATATTAATATTCTTTTAGAACAAAAAGGAACTGGTTCTATTGAAATTAAAAAGGGAGCTTATACTACAGTTGAGCAAACTGCAAACGGTGCTGCAGCATCTACTAATTCACACGTAAGATTAAATAAAGCTAGTGCTCTAGCAGTTTCAATGGATTCAGGTACTACAGCAGGAGAAGTCAAACTTTTTACAAATAAGGGAGCCGGTACAGCAAGCATCTCAGACTCAAAGAGTCCTAGTATTATGGCAGGTGCTCCTACCATTGTTTTAACCACAGATTCAGCAGCTATGCTTATGTGGGATGGAGCTAAATGGTTTAGGATAACATGAGGAAATAAAATATGGTAGCAATAGCAACAGATCCACTAAAAATAAAATATACTGAACTATTATTCAATGAAATGTCTGATGGTACTGACAGTAATCAGTATTATATTGGTATTGGTAAATCAGATCAGTATGACAGCGCTAATGATAATACTATAACTCCTCTAAGAAATATGAAAGATGAAAGAGAAGCTAGAAATAATGTAGAATCTATAATGAAGGTTGCTACAACTGGAGTTTCTTTTGTAGTACCCAGATATAATTGGACAAGTGGTACAGTATATTCTGCTTGGAATGACCATCAAGTTGGGTTACCTACTAATTCATATTATATTTTAACAGAAGATAATCAAGTTTATATTTGTTTACAAGCTAGTAAATCAGCTAATGGTACAGCAAACGTCTCTACAGTAAAGCCAGATTTTAGTGCAGAAAGTGTTGACAAGAGACAAGCCTTTAAAACTTCAGATGGATATATTTGGAAATTCTTATATGAAATTTCTGCTTCTCGTAATGCTTTGTTTTTAACTTCAGGTTATATGCCAATACAATATATTGATTCTTCAAATGATAATACAGCAGCAGAAATAGATCAGTTATCAATTAGAGCTGAGGCTTTAAATAATAAGAATGGCCAAATAATTGGTGCTGAAATTATTAATGCAGGTGTAGGATATTCTTCAGCCCCGACTATTACTATTAAGGGTGATGGAAGTGGTGCAGCCGCAACTTGTACTATAGACGGAGGAGAAATTAAAAAGGTTGAAATGACTTGTAATATAAGTGATTCTGGAATGGGATCTGGATATAATATTGCAAGAATGCAACTAAGTGGTGGAGGTTCACCTTCAGGAAATGCTATTTTAAGACCGATTATAGGTCCTAGAGATGGAATTGGAGCAGATGTTAGATCTGATTTAAAATCGTCATCTGTAATGGCTGTTATTAAACCTTCAGGAACTCAAAGTGGCAATTTTAATATAACTAACGATTTTAGACAAATTACATTATTTAGAAATTTAGAAAGAAGAGACAGTGCTAGCGCTGGTTGGATAGTTCAAGATACATCCGCAAAAGCTAATAGAAGATTAACACTTCAAGGCAACTTAGGATCTTTAACATCAGATCAAAAATTAACTGGAGATTCAGGATCAATTGTGTGGATTGATGAAGTAGATAGTAATGGTAGTGGAAAAGGATTAGTCTATTATCACACTAACAATCAATTCGCAATTCATAATAAAGGACCTGGAACATTCTCTGCATCTGAAACTATAACAGGAGCAAGTGCTGGAACTGGAATAGTTTCGACAGATTCTTCTGTAGCTGTTGATCCTTATAGTGGACAATTGCTATACATAGATAGTAGAGCTCGAATTATTCGAAGTGTGACACAAACAGAAGATATTAAAGTAATATTAACGGTATAAACTATGGCAACAACTCTCGCAAGTAACACGTTTTCAGGAACATATAAAGATGATTTCTTAGATAGTGATAACTATCATAGAATTTTATTTAACAGTGGTAAAGCTCTACAAGCTAGAGAACTTACACAGTCTCAAACTATAATTCAAAAAGAAATAGAAAGATTTGGATCTAATATATTTAGAGAAGGTGGAGCTGTTAATGGAGGTAACCTAACTGTTAATAATAAAGTTGAATTTATTAAATTAACTACTGGACAATTACCTGGAACTATTTCAGATATTATAGGAAAAGAATTTACTGTTAAATCTCCTAATCCTGCAATTAAAGTTAAAATATTAGAAGCTTTACATTCTAGTGGAACCGATCCTGAAACTCTTATTGTTGAATATATTGACACTTCGGCAGGAACATCTGGTTCTAATGCTATTAGAATTGGTAACTCTCAAACTTTAGAAAATACTACATTAGGTTCTTCTTACGATATGATCACTGCATCCTCCGGTGCAACTGGTGTTGGAACTAAAGCTAGTATAACTGCAGGAAGTTTCTTCGTACAAGGACATTTTGTATATACTGCAAATCAAAATGTATTTTTATCAAAATATTCATCTACTCCTACAGAAGATATAGGATTTTTAGTTACTGAAGAAGTAGTGTCTGCAGATGACTTTTCAGCTCTTTATGATAATCAAGGAGCTAGTCCTAATGTTGCTGCTCCGGGAGCCGACAGATATAAAATTACTTTAAGCTTGACTACAAGAACTGCAGCCGGTTCAGATAATTTCATTTATTTAGGAAGAATAGCAAGTGGTAAAATAGCGGATGAAGTAACATTAGACACTTCTTATAATGCTATTACTAATTTATTAGCTACAAGAACTAAAGAAGAATCCGGGAATTATGTTGCTAAACCATTTAATATTAGTTTTACTAATGTAGATTCTGCAAATCTTAAACTTCACGTTACAGATGGAATTGCTTACGTTGATGGATATAGATTAGAATTAGATGAAAAAGATATTACTATTCCAAAAGCAACTACTACTACCACAATAAACAGTGAAGCCGCCAGTGCAAGTTATGGTAACTATGTATTAGGATATGGTTCAGACGTTAGTGTTGGTACTGGTGAAGCAAATAGAGGAATTCCCAATATTCAGACTTTTGCAAAATTTAATTTAAGATCTGCAGTAAACCACGGTGGATCTACAATTGGTAGCGCAAGATGTAGGGCTATATATAGAGACGCAACAGGTCATTTAAGATTTTATCTTTTTGATATAAGAATGTTGAGTGGAAATTCATTTTCATCTGTAAAAAGTTTCGGTAATAGTGGTTCAGATTATGTAAATACAGTATTAGAAGGTGGTGTTTCTGTATTAAAAGGAACTGCTAACAACACCTTATTATTTCCTTTACCAAGAACGAGACCCGCATTTGATGGTGTAGCGGGTGTTCAACTTATTACTCAAAAACATTTACAAGTTACTACTGGTGGTGGAGAAAGTTCAAAAACTTCTCAAGGTGCCGGTGCAATAACAACTGGAGTTAATTCATTTTACGGTGGAACTAATTGGGTTGTATCTAAAACAAATGACTCCTCAATCGCGGCAACAATATCTAATGTGGGTGCCACTTTTGATATTTCTGGTCTCGATGCTAGTACTACGTATGATGTTCTATCTCAAGTTTTAATTTCTGGTAGTACAAATATGTCTCAAAGAACTAAAACTCTTACTGAGGCAACTATAACAAAATCATGGAATCCATCTGCAGCTGCCTCAGCTGCGGATTCAGACGGATCAGGATATAAGTTTTTTAGTTTAGATAAACCAGACATATATGCAATAAAATCTGTAAAACTAGTAGATTCTGCAGGAGCAGATATATCTTCAAACTTTACATTAGATAATGGCCAAAGAGATAACTTTTATGGAATAGGAAGATTATTACCTAAAGCGGGTGTTACTATTCCAACAAGTAATATTTTTGTAAGATTTCAATATTTCGAACATGAAGATACTTTATCTGGTTCATTATCAGGTCAAAGATGTTATTTTGATGCTACATCTTATAAAAATCAGGAAACTCCAGCAAATGGTGGAGCCGGAGTATTACATACTGGTGTTACA